GCGCCATGAGCAAGAGTAGGCGTAGCAGTTTGAGGCATATCTTTATCCCATCACTGCATTACCAGTTTGCTTACCTTCACTTACATCTGCATTCTGGAAGCTATCCCTGTCTAAAGGCCCTATTCCCTGCCCAACTTGCCTACCCTCTACTACAGCACCTTGCGCTGCCTCCTCAGGGGGTATAGGATTCCCTTGCTCATCTACCTGCCCATTCTCTCCAGGCTCAGCCGGCCCTTGCTGCATTGTAGCCGCAGCCTGCTCAAGCATAGGAAGTATCTCTTCCACTACTCTCTCACTAAAGCCCCTAACTAACAACCTCCTAGCTATCTCAGGCAGGTTAGGCGGCATCCCAAAACTCTCAATCATAATAGGCGTAAGCCCAGCAAACAGATTGAGTAGGTCCATCCACTGAGACCGTTCAACAGACACCGCTGTAGAGTGAGAGCTCACATCCATCGTAAACAAATATTCTCCTCTAGCTATCTCAGCTGTGACCTGCGCAAACTTAGGAGCTTGCCTATCAATAAGGAATAATTTAGAAGGCCTAAACTGAGTAATCAGCTGCCACATCTTTCTAGCCTTACGGATCTGAAAGTCTGACATCATTCCAGACCGTCTATTCTCCCTAGCCGAGTTTCTCTTCTCAACTATACTAGCCTCTGTAGCAGTGTCTACCTTAGGCATCTGCTGAGGCTGAGGAGTTCCAACAGACCTATCAAAGATCTGCTGCAAGATACTAAGCAGCTCTCCCTTCTCAGGAGGAACCTGATGGAACGGAAGCGGGATAATCCCTTTCCCGCCATGCTCTATCAGCCCCTTCACCACCGCTATGCTTCCATCAGGCCCATCCACTAAATCCTGCAGTATAGTATTATCTATTCCAGATGCAGGATCTACTAACCAAAGATTCTTCTGCTTCCTAATGATAGACAAGAATGAGTCCAGCACCTCATTCATCAAAGCCTGAACTGTATCGCCGCCTCCCATCAACAATGGAGGCTTATGGAACCAACTCCTTACCCCAGGTTGAAAAGTAAGAGTCTCAGCAGGATAGTCATCAAGCCTATCATAGGGCCACTCTTCTTCTTCCCTAAGAGGCTTATCATGACCCTCAGCCACATTGATCAATATATCTCTAAACTTACCTCTACCCACAGGAGCATTCTTAGCCCAAATCTCCCACCCTCTAACTACTCCTAATCCATCATCGGGCTCACCATCATTAAGGTCTGGAGCATCTTGCCATCTACTAGGTTCTAAGTCCTTAGTATTCTCAAGGTTGGGATCGGCCTTAACTTCATCTATCGGCAGCTCCCACCCAAACGCTACCCACCTAGCATCCTGCGGACCCTCATTACAGAATACATCCGTCACAAACATCCCAGGAGGCCAGTTCACCGCAAACGGAAAGTCTCTTTGCACAGCAGTATTAGATGATAGGCCCGGCCGATCATGAAACTTCTTATGTAACTCTACATGTTCCTCTACTACATCTTTTATATAGTCAGCCTCTTCAGTAGGCATATTAACTAACTCGCCCTTGAGCAGAAGCCCGTGAACCTTAATATGCCTAACGTGATCATGCCCTCCATCAACCCTTACATCCTGGCCCTGCACTAAAAACAAGTTCTCATCCTCGGCACTATCCAGCTCACCCAGCTCCACACCAGTCTGCAACAGTTCCTGCTCTTCCCTATCAAAGTCCTCCTCGTACCCTATCTTCACACACCCAAAGGGATACACCATTGCATTAAAGGCTACCTTCTCATCCACCTTAAGCTGATTAGTAGATCTGTACACATAGTTATTAATCTTAGACGTTATAGCAGCTCTAGATAAAGCATTCGGATTCCCTGGCTCGGAGCTCTCCGCCGACTCTTTATTCTCAGGGAAGCACTGTATAATAGGATCCCTATCCAGCATATTAGATAGAGTCTGATCTATCCAGCCATAAATAATCCCTGCCTTAATACGTCTAACATGCTCCTCGTCTCCTGACCCGCCTCCAGAACCAGTACTATACTCTCTCTCCGTAGTAGCCTCATTGAAGTACTGCTTTACCAGCACGTCACAAGCATCAAACAAAGGCTTAGACTTCTGCTGGGAGTACTTAATCAAGTTCAGCCAGTACTTAGCTCTGTCTACTGATTTTCTAGGGTATGCCATAATGCCTTAGTTGAAATTTTCAACATAGTTAGTCATGCGTCTATCAATTCGGATTTTACGTAAGGGATTACACTAGAGTCAGGCCTTAAGAAATGTCCCTGCCGTTTCTTGACGGAACGAAGGAGGATTTCATCGAAGGATCTAGCTACTGGATGAATTACAAGTGGCGTATGAGCAAGAGGTTCTTTGTATGTAAGACCTAGAAGATTAGCTAGGCGCATACCTATTAAGGATAGAGCATCTACCTGATCATCATTACGGCCGTTGGGGAATCTAGAGAGCTCCCATTCTAGATTACCTCTCCAAGAAGCCTGCTCGGGGATATGCACATAGCCCATCTGCATTGCGCCTGCGATAGACCCAGCGCGGTACTCAGAGTCCTTAGAGCCTTTGCCTATAACACTCACAGAATCCAGAACAGCAAAGGCGCCTTTCTCACGCATACATTTCTGCAGGACTGGAGCTACTACTTTGTTCATCTGAACACGCTCTAGAAAGCACTTGAGAGGTTCATACTTAACCATCCACTCAACAGCTTTCTCCACACCCTTCATAATATCACACTGTTCACGAAACAAGTCTAGAATCCATACATGGCCCTCGCCGTCTACACCGAAGATTATATGAACAGTGTAGTCTCCTTTGCCCTCAGAGAAGGCATAGTCAGAAGCTAGGTAGTGAGTTAGCCCTTTAGGTGTTTCGTTACGCACGAAGGTTTGGAGCCAGGCTGGGTTGAATAGTTCTCCTTCATCCCGCACAGGCTTTTGCTGATGCAAGGCCATAAAGCGAGGAGGATTGTGGGACCTAATAACTTCCAGCTCTTTAAGAGTGCGTTGGTTAGGGCCTTCAGGAAGTAAAGGCTCTCCAATTGATCTACCCAGTAGATCGTCTTCTTCAGCAATAGAAGGAATGCGTATGATCTCCCACTCTTCTTCTCCAGAATCAGCCAGCTTCTCTATACGCCCACCTAGGTCATCATCGTGCCAGCGCTGCATGATACAGATGACTGCGCCCGGACCGTCCTTATAGGATCGTAGACGATTGAGAACTGTAGAAGTATACCAGTCCCAGACCTTGCGCCTCTCATTCGGACTCGCCGCAGCTTCGTAGTTCTTGAACGGATCGTCAATATTAAGAACGTTTGCGTGAAAGCCTATCAAGCCTCCACCTACACCTTCGGCTTTGTACTCTCCCTTTAGAGTAGTATGCCACTCGTTCATAGCCTTGGCATCTTCAGTTATAGAAACCTCAGGGAATAGAAGCTTGTACCTAGGCTCATTAACAAGGTTACGAACTATTCGGCCGAAGCCGTAAGCAAGGTCTGCATCGTAGGAAGTTTGAATGAACTCTAACGTCGGGTTACGACCAAAGTACCAGGAAGGAAACAGCTCACTAGCAAGACGCGACTTACCTATAGCAGGAGGAACAAATATAGCTAGCCTACGAATTAGACCTTGCTCTACGGCTTCAAGCTTAGAGGCTATATAGTGATGGACTGGATACACTTCGTAAGTAGGATCTATAAATTGAGCATAGTGAATAAGGCTTACCTCAGCCTTCTCTCTATGTATAAGGGCCTGAGCTATCTCAGAGGGAGACAGATTCTCTGCGTTAGGATCAGGCTTAAACAAACTAGCTATTTCAGAACCGCGATAGGACATTAGGTTATTGCTTAATAGCCTCGTCCTCTTAGTTGAGGATTCGCCTTCCTTTGTAGGCCCCTGGCCATTTGTGGATCTGCTCGTCTCTGAGCTGCTAGTTTCACGCGTCTTCCTGCCTGAGGATTTGCTCGACCGCGAGCTTGCTTTTGAATGAGTCTCTTGAAGCCGCCTTCACGAGCCCGAGTCGCCCTTCCTTTTTGAGGATTTATAGCTGCTCTTGTAGCTCTACTAGCAACGTTTCGTCCAGCCATCTTACTCTACCTCCATCTCAGAACTATGTTTGTTCAGCGCCGCGGACAAGAGCTTCCTATCCTCGGTAGGCAATTCAGAGAACTCAGCCTCGACCAGCTCAGGCTGTTGAGAAGCTAGGTTGTTCAGCATGTTCACTAGGTTGTCTGTAGGAGAGCTCTCAATCGTATGAGTGACTTGTGAGTCTATCTCCTTACGTTCAGTATAACCTCTGTCTTTACCAAGCGTCCTCACAACAAACACGGAGGCCTGATAGTCTCCAATCTCTACCCGGTCAAAGATGTTGTCTTCGGCTTGATCTACTATCCGCTCTCTAGCCTCCTGCATCAAGTTCTGAAGTATAGGCTTACGGCGAATAGAGTAGTACACACTACCTACCTGCATACTCAGATCAGCAGCTATCTTACTTATGATCCCTCGGTTGCGTATGATAGCCTCTGCCAAGGAATCTTCCAGCTTATCATCTTGCGCACGCACCGCCAGCTTTACAGGAACTTCCTCTTTAGCCCGATTGTGGATGGACGGCGCAGAGCATTCTATCAGCTCAGCCGCGGCCTGAACCGTACGGGTTTCGCCTAAGGCTTCTATCATTACATCAGAGGAAATTTCCCTTACTCTACCTGAGGGCATTGCTTATATCCAGTCCTGACCCCAATCATACTTACGCCTCTTCTTCTTCTTAATAATATCTTTAGTGGCCTTAGAGACCTTCACTTTATTACCAGGCTGAAAGATAGGCTCTTCATCCTGTTCTAATAGCGCTTGCTCTTCCGCCTCAATTCTAGCTAGACGTTCGGCCTCAGTCTCCTTCTTCTTCTTCTTATGATCAGCAGAGCTCTTTTTATAAGCCTCTAGAAAAGCCTGAGC